CATCTCAGATAGTCCAAGTAAAGAATCCATATGCACCCTCAGAGATTCTAAATAAATACGACCCAGATTCTACGGTATTAGTTGTAGCAGTAGGAGAAAAAGATAGTAGTAGACTAATGGGTGGTAAATATTTTCAGAGTTTCAAAGGTACAAAAGATTTTGATACATACGAGAACCAAGGATATGTTATTATAGCATCTCCATTACAATTAAAGATTGGTGGTAAACTAATTTCTGGAACAATAGTAAGAAAACTTTTAGGTCAAGAGTTGGATGATAAGACAAGACAAAGTATGTTTAAAACTCTTTTTGGAAAGTATGACAAAAGAATTGATATGATTCTAAAGAAAAAATTTGAAAGAAAGTTGAGTTTCTTTCCACAAAAGATAGACAAGACAGACGGAGAGAAAAGAATATTGAACGACAAGTTAATTGATGCATTTATGAATGAGTCAACTTTTAATCTTACAGCTACAGACGACGGGCCTACTTTTATGTATCCAAGTCATAATACATTTATGGCATCTGCAAAAAGAAGAGCAGAAAAAATTGGATATCAGTTAGTAGACTTTGTTTTAGGAAGAGAAGATTTCTATGACCATCCTATATATGTTGACGCAGTTAGTTTCTTTCCAGCAGGTAAAGCAGGTGCTTTGTCTCCTATCAACAGAGCAGACTATAAAGGAACACAAGCATATGCTACTTGGAAGAAACATATATCAAATGTGGCGACACAAGCGGGATATGAGTTGTTAGCATTTAATAAAAAAGAAGAAGACGAATCTAAAACAAATGTAGAACCAGAACATGATTCTAAAAAAGTATTAGAAAAATATGATATAGTAAAAGATTTATTACCTTACTTACCAAACAATAATAAACACAAGGAGTTATTACTTATGGGTGGAGCCTATGGACACCTTTCACATCCGTTTGATGATAAGAACATGACATTCGGAGACATGAAACAATTAGTAGATTTAGCATTACAAGGTAAACTTGAATATGTAAGAGAAAAAACTGATGGTCAAAATATAATGGTCACATGGAAAGATGGTAAACTTAGGGCAGCAAGAAACAAAGGACATATAAAGAATGCAGGAAAAAATAGTTTAACTGCATCTGGAATAAAAGATATGTTCGCAGGTAGAGGTGACATAGAAGACGCATTCTTTTTTGCTATGAAAGATTTAGGAAAAGCAATTGGTAAACTAAATAAGAAACAAAGAGATAAAATATTTGGACAAGGTACTAAGTTTATGTCACTTGAAGTGATGTATCCGAAGACTGTAAATGTAATACCATACGGATTATCTATGTTATACTTTCATGGTGTAAAAGAATATAACGATAAGGGAGATGTTATCGGAGACGACAGAAGTGCAGCAACAAAACTTTCTGGAATGATAAAACAAATAAATCAAAGTGTACAAAAGACATATACTATCTCTGATATACCAGTAACTAAACTACCAAAGGTGGCAGATTATTCAAAGAGAAAGGGATACTATTTTGGTAAAGTAAATAAATTGAAGAATGAATTTGGTTTGAAAGAAAGTGATGAAGTGTCTTTGTATCACCAACAATGGTGGATGGAATATATTCTGAATGGAGCAAACTCTTCAGACTTTCCACATATAACAAATGATATTATGGTAAAGTTAGTACAGAGATGGGCATTTTTTGATAAGAGTTACAAGATACCACAGATGAAAAAAGAATTGAAAGACCATCCTAAGTTTTTAGATTGGGTATTGTCTACTGATAAACAAGACCATACTAAATTGTACAAAAAGAATATGGAACCATTTGAGAGATTATTTCTTGAATTGGGTGCAGAGATTATGAAAAACATGACGAACTTTTTATCTGCAAATCCATCAAAGTCAACAAGAATTATGATAAAAGATTTGAATAGTTTGATAAAGAAAATAAATGCATCAGACGATGTCAATGTAATAAATAAGTTAAAAACACAACTTGATAGATTAAATAGTATCGGTGGATTTGATGCTATTGTTCCAAGTGAGGGAATAACATTTGTATTTAAAAACAATTTATACAAATTTACTGGAACTTTTGCACCTATTAACCAAATTATGGGACTATTTAGATATACAAGATAGGAGAAAATAATGCCACATTCAATGGAAACAAGAAAAAAGATTTCCGAGGCTACATCAAAAGCGATGAAAAAAAAGTGGCAAGATTCTGAGTTTAGAAAGAAGAATGTAACATCAAGAAAAGGAAGAGTAGTAACTCAAAAAACGAGAGAAAAGATTTCCAACTCTTTGAGAGGTAAACCAAAGTCTGAAGAACACAGAACGGCACTTAAAATGGCTTGGAAAAAAAGAAAACAAGAATATAGTTTATATCACGAGGAATAAGGTTATGTCAACAAAACATGAAGAAAAGGCTTTACAGTCAATACTCAGGGGTGAAACTCCAGAGAAAAGGGTAATGGTAGGTTACCAAAGCGATAAGAAAGTAGAAAGCAGAGATGGTAAAACCATTGAGTCACCTTTGACAAAAGTAATGCAAGAAGTAAGAATGCCTTGGTTTTGTCCAGAGTGTAAAGGTATCATGAAGAAAAGAGCAGATGATAAATACTGGACAAGACACAAAATGTGTTTAGAGTGTTGGTCTAAAAAAGAAACCAAAATGAAAATTGATGGTACTTGGGATGAGTATCAAAGAGAACAAGATGAACTCTATAGGCGTTCTTATGTAAAAGATTTGAAAGCAGAATTAGAGGGATATATTAAGATGGTTTCTAAAGACCAAGATATCGCACAAGATAGTGGTGATTTAGAAAGATGGGGAATGACAGATTCTTCAGAAATTGTTGAGACTCTTAGTAAAGAAATTGTAAATATTGATAAATACCTAAGTGATGAAATTACTTGGGAAGAGTTAAGTGATGGACAATAAACTAAAACAATTAATCCAAAAGGAATATAAGAAATGTGCAGTTGACCCTATACATTTCTTAATGAAGTATTGTCAGATACAACATCCGATACGAGGTAAAGTACCATTTCATTTGTATGAGTTTCAGAAAAAATCAATAATGGAACTTAAAGAGAACAGATATAATGTTATTCTAAAAGCAAGACAGATGGGTATATCAACATTAACTGCTGGATATTCATTATGGATGATGATATTTCAACAAGATAGAAACATACTTGTTATTGCAACAAAACAAGATACTGCAAAAAACCTTGTTACTAAAGTAAGAGTTATGCACGATAACTTACCAAGTTGGTTGAAAGGAAAGTGTCTTGAAGATAATAGATTATCTTTAAAATTTTCTAATGGTTCACAGATAAAAGCAGTAAGTAGTAGTGGAGACGCAGGTCGTTCAGAAGCACTATCTTTGTTAATACTTGATGAGGCAGCATTTATTAAGGATGTTGATTCAATATGGGCATCAGCACAATCTACACTATCAACTGGTGGAAGTGCAATTGTTCTTTCTACACCTAATGGTGTTGGTAATTTTTATCATAAGACTTGGGTTGGTGCTATGGAAGGAACCAATGATTTTAATCCAATAAAACTACATTGGGATTTACATCCAGAAAGAAACCAAGATTGGAGAGATGAACAAGACCAATTACTGGGCCCTAAACACGCGGCTCAAGAATGTGATTGTGACTTTATAACTTCTGGTAATACGGTTGTTGATGGTACAATAATACAATGGTACGAACAAACTCACTTAAAAGAGCCAATAGAGAAAAAAGGATTTGACGGAAACTTTTGGGTTTGGGGATATCCAGATTACACAAGAGATTATATGGTATGTGCTGATGTTGCGAGAGGAGACGGAAAAGACTTTTCTGCATTCCATGTTATTGATGTAGAGTCTATGGAACAAGTAGCAGAGTATAGAGGAATGGTTGGTACTAAAGATTATGGTAATATGTTAGTAAATGTGGCAACAGAATACAATGACGCATTACTGGTTATTGAGAATGCAAATGTCGGTTGGGCAGCGATACAACCAGCAGTAGATAGAATGTATAAGAATTTATATTATTCAGCAAAAGATTTAACGATTGTAGACCCACAAGTCCAGTTATCTCAAGGGTTTGATTTAAAAGGAAAAGATAAAATGGTTCCAGGTTTTTCAACAACTGCAAAAACAAGACCAATGATTATATCAAAACTGGAAAGTTACTTCAGAGAGAAAGCACCTATTATACATTCACAAAGATTATTAGATGAACTATTTGTTTTTATTTGGAATGGTTCAAGAGCAGAAGCAGCAAACGGATACAACGATGACCTTACAATGGCATTTTGTATCGGTATGTGGGTAAGAGATACAGCACTTAGATTAAGACAAGAGGGTATGGAAATGACTAAGTTAGCACTTGGTGGTATTGGAAGTAACTCAAGTTTTGGTCAAGGGTTTAGTCAAAACAATCAATTTGGTCAAAGAAATCCTTGGCAGATGAAAGTTGGTACAGAGGATGAATCAATTGAATGGTTACTGGATAAGAATTAAATGAGTTCTTTGTGATGTATCTAACTATTTATATATACAAGATTTTAGGTTAACCTTAAGAGGAAATTTATGGCAGACACAACACTATTTGGTCGTCTTCGTAGACTATTTTCATCCAACATAATCGTTAGAAATGTTGGTGGTAATCGTTTGAAAATAGCAGATACGGATAGAATACAATCAAGTGGAAACTTAGCAACCAACTACTTAGCAGCACGATATTCTGGCATGCATATGCCAAACAATGTAGGTGGTTATAGACAGAATCCAGTCTACAACGCAGGTAGACTTGAACTATTTTCTGATTACGAAGCAATGGATTTAGACCCAATCTTAGCATCAGCACTTGATATCTACTCTGATGAGTCTACAATGAAGAATGAAAATGGTGACATTCTTGATATCCGTTCTGATAATGAACAGGTTCGTGAAGTTTTACATAACTTATTTTATGATGTAATCAATATTGAGTTTAATCTCTGGCCATGGATTCGTAGTATGAACAAATATGGTGACTTTTTCTTAAAATTAGATATCGCAGAAAAGTATGGTGTTGTAGGTGTAGAACCAATGTCCCCATATGCAGTTTCAAGAGAAGAAGGTGTGAATCCAGATTTACCACACGAGGTTACTTTTAATGTAGATGATGGTAATAAAACAACTTCATATAATAAGAATCAAAACACATTAAAGAATTATGAAGTAGCACACTTCAGAATGTTAACTGATTCTAACTTTTTACCTTATGGTAAATCAATGATAGAAGCCGCAAGAAAGATTTGGAAACAATTGACTCTTATGGAAGACGCAATGTTAATACATCGTATCATGAGAGCACCAGAAAAGAGAATATTCAAGATTGATATTGGTAATATTCCACCAGCAGAAGTTGATAACTATATGCAACAACTGATAAATAAAATGAAGAAGACTCCATACATTGACCAAAATTCAGGAGAGTATAATTTAAAATTTAATATGATGAATATGATGGAAGATTTTTATTTACCAGTTCGTGGTGGTGATAGTGGTACACAAATAGAATCACTTAGTGGTATGGAATACAACGCAATTGATGATGTTGAATATTTGAGAAACAAGATGATGGCAGCTCTTAGAATCCCAAAAGCATTTTTAGGATATGAAGAAGGTGTTGAGGGTAAAGCAACATTAGCACAAGAAGATGTTCGTTTCGCAAGAACAATAGAAAGAATACAAAGGATTGTTCTATCTGAATTAACAAAGATTGCAATCGTTCATTTATACACACAAGGGTTTGATAAAGAAGATTTAGTAGGGTTTGAACTAAATTTAACTAATCCAAGTATCGTATATGAACAAGAAAAGGTAGCACTTTGGAGTGAAAAGATATCTTTAGCAGAGTCAATGAAAGGAACTAAGTTAATATCTGAAGATTGGATATACAAAAACATATTCAATATGACTAAAGACCAAGTAAATGACGAAAGAGCAAGAGTAATAGACGATATAAAACAAAACTTTAGAAAAGAACA